CATCAGTAACCTCAGCAGCCGTAAAGGACTCCGTGTTGCCGTCAAAGTCACGACGAACATCAACTACGCTACCTGTGTAGCTTGAGCTAAGGTTACGAAGACTATATGCAGCCGCTGCTCCACTTGCAGTGTCCAGTGGTAAAGCATCAGCAAAGCTGGTATTGACCCAAGACTCAAGGGTTCCATCTGTTACCTCGGAAGCTTTGAAGTCCTTTAAGGCTCCGTCAGTATTACGACGAACATCAACTACGCTACCCGTATAGGAGTCACTAAGGTTACGCAGACTGTAAGCAGCCGCTGCCTCAATGATAGGGCCGTCACGACCCGTAGCTGTAAGCTCACGTAGGTCAAGTGGCGGTGTTACTTGTGCATTCGTCCAGTTCTGGAGTGTACCGTTGGATACCTCCTTGGCTGTAAAGTCACGCTCATTGTTGTCACTCTCACGACGAACACGGACAACATTAGATACACTAGCCGATAACCTACGTAAACTGTATGCTGCCCCTGCGCCTGGGTATTGGTCGAGTAGTCCCGTAAATCGTGGACTCAATGGATCGCCAAAGCGTGCGCCACGAAACTTGCGTGTGCCGATATTACCAAATGCTCGTCTGTCTCTAAGGTATGCCATATTATATGCTGTTGTCTACACTGTATTGTGTCTTGAGCTGGTTGGTAAGTGCTGCAATAGCTCCAGACCGACTGACCTTCATTAGCGCCCGCTCAAGGGCATTGTTTACATCACGCAGGGCAATGGGGTTGAAGCCGTCTTCCCCGCTCTGTGATGCTCTGTATGATCGTGCAGCGTCATAAGCCATAAACTCAGCCCATTCTGATGGAACTGTTGCCAGTGTGCCAGACTCTCCGTTGCCGTATGTGTCTGTCCAAGCTTTCTTGTATGCTACGTAAACTGTGCCAGTGACATTGCTTGCTACGCGGATTCCGTTCTTGTCTGGATATGCTGTAAGACTGGTTGGATCTCCACCCTCCCACTTTGCTCCGCTCCAGAAGCCCATTGCTTCGCCGATCTCGGACAAAGCGTCAACAATTGGCGGAAGGTCAATGCCTTGGTCTGTCACCCATCCAGTCTCTGGAGGGGTTGAGTCCGTTGAGTCATTGTAGTAAAGTACGTCACCTGGCTGATATAGCCAAGCACCATCACTTGCGACAACAACACCAGCAGATGTAATGTAGACCAGTGCTGTGATCTGCCACTGGGTGCTTGAAGTTACCGATGTCGGTACGGGGGAATTGGCAGGTCCACTGGGACCACTAATGATGTCCCACGTGGTCACTAGGTCTGGGGTTGCTACATCTTCAGTGGATGAGTAATAGGAGTTATTGCCATTTCCTATTTGCCATTGCGGGGTTCCAGTAGAAACCCATTGTATAAATGACCCAGAATCCGAGAAAAAAGGTTTTCCATTTACTGTTGCGGTCTGAACATAATTGCTGAGATTTACAGATGTCTCACCAGATCCAGAAACGGATATTGTTGGTTCGCTAAACCTTAGATTGAAGTTTGCGACATCATCTTTGATAATACTGTAGTTTGCTTTACCGTTTGCGTCGCCGTTGCGCACGTATAATCCATTTGACGGGGAGAATCCACCGCCATACACATTAAACCCATCCTCTGTCGTGGCAATATACCCACGGGCTGCTGTGCGAGGCTCAAGCACCAAGTAACGCTCCCAGTATCGGGATTCGTCGTAGATTGTGCGAGCCGCTGAGTTAAGTAGGAAACCAATGTTGGTCAGCTCAGTTCCCGATGAGAATGCTGCTCCTGCTCGCGCTTGAGTTAGACCGATGACTTCCGCCCATGTTCTTGTGTTTGCCATTATGTGAGCCAATCTCCTGTAAGACCGCGTGCCTTGAAGTCTTTTTGTTTAAATTTTAGGTAGTCTGGATTCACGAAGTCTGTGCCATCTGTGGCTTTACACTCATGCTCCATTTCCTTTTGTTCAAAAACATCGTAGCAACCAGCAAAGTTCAAAACTTTGTTCTGACTCTGCTTGTTGCCACTGTATGTTTTCTTCATGTACTTGCGCATTACTTCATCGCGACGCGCTCTTCCTGCTGGAGACATTAACCATTGACGACGAAGTTCCATCTTTGCCGCTAGTGCTGTTAATTCATCGTCTGTTAATATTTTCCCCATATACTAATACTTCTTTTTAGTTGAACTTGTTGTTCCTTTATTCTCTGTACTGCCCTTGTGATTGCACTTTACTTTGTTTTTGTACATAATTTTATTATTCCTTTAAATTAATATATAAGTAAAAGGGAGCGCGTCAAGTTTAATTGACACGCTCCCGAAATACTAACTAACTAACTACGCTTCGTCGCTAAACTCGACCTTGCCAAGACCATTAGGTCCAGAGGTCATGAGTGCGTAACGTGTGTCAACTGCGCCCTTGTAAGAGCCACCCAAGAAAGGATAGTTCTCGGACTCAATGCCTTGGTACTCAGCAACGCTAAGTAGATTAGGATTGATGAAGTAACCACGATCTGTGGAAGGCATACAATTAGGGTTTGCGCTCTTCATCTTGATTTGACCAAACTGAGAGTCAATGATCTCAACCATCCAAGGGATAGTAGTAGTGCCATTAACGTTGTAGTCAACTTGAGATGCTGCACCAGCGGTGCGTGTGAACGAAGCAACGATATGCTCGCGAAGACCTGGACCAGCGACCAGCCAAAGATCCTGCATGGTTGTGTCTTGGCTCCACATGGAAGCAATTTGTGCGCCCATTGCTGCATCATCGTAAGAAGCCTTGAGACCGCCATAGATGGATGCTGCTGGAGTTACATAGAGTGCGTCAACACCATTTGCTGCTGTGTTGGAGATAAGAGCGCCGATACCAGCGGTAGCACCACCAGTTACACCTGGAACGTCGGCTGTAACACCTTGGTCGCCACAAAGAACGAACTCTTTGTCAATCGCAACTTCAATTGCAGACTTATCGGCTGCTTTGATCATGTTGGAAATAACAGCCGAGTCTTCTTGCTCTTGCTCTTTTGATACAGCGTACTCAACAACTGTGCGTTGTGCTTGACCTTGGAACTCGCGAACCTCGGAAAATGCGTCACGACCTGCGTTTGTGTCAGTGCCTTCAACGTGCGGTGTATTTGCTACAGCCTTCAGCTTGTCCATGAGACAGCGAGGGCGCTTGTTTTTGGTTGCTGTGTGATTCAGCAAGCCTGTTACTGGGGTAATGTCGGCTGCCAGTAGCTCTGCTGTTTGACGCAGAGACTCGCGATTACCGACTGTACTTGAATATGTTTGTGCCATAATTTTAACTTCTATTTAAGATTCTGATTTGCTGGTCAGCGTCGCGCCGAGCAGCGATTGTTTGCCTCGGATCACCGATGATCTTTTGCAGTCTTTTAACTTTTACACTAACACTGTTCGATTTTTTTGGTTCACGAGCAGCTTTTGTATTTAATGAAACGTTCGATGTTTTAGACTTGGGAGCTTTGCGCTTGAGTTTCTTATTTAATTTTTTAGTCTCTGGCAATTTAGTTACTGCCGCACGACCTAAAATTTCAATTAACTCACTTGCATACTCTGGGAGGATATTCTGAACTAATGCAAACTTTGGATTTTTCAAAAGAGCTTCATACTCTTTTGCTTCGTCTGATTCGTCTTCGATCCCTAGCTTGCCACGAACTTCTTCGATGACTCCACCAGTGTCCCTAAGTTTTTTTGAGATTTCTTCAATCTCAAACCTGCGGTAACGTAGTGGATCTAGTTTCTCCTCTTCCCTGTCAATGGCATTGAGTAGTTGATCTACAGACATAAACTGTTTCCCGAACATAACCCCAGACTCGTCTTCACCAGTCTTCTCGTTATATTGTTCAACTCGATCCGTAATTAGCTTTCGATTCCAACCTTTAATGTTGACCTCAGTTTGCTTAATTGCGTGATCCGCCTCATCTGTTGATCTAATGTTACCAAAGGGATTGTCACTTGTAGCAACATTTGCAGATAATATATGCAATTGTTCTTCCAAGAACTCAATCTGTTCTTTCCGCTCTTTCTCCTGCAAGCGAGCTTTAGTCAAAGCTTTCCCTGCTTTTGCCGATACTTGCTGTGTAAGTGCTTCTAGCTCTTCCTCGTTTAGGTCCTCAATGTCAAATCCTCCATCGTCTGAAGGAACGTCTTCTGACTCATCATCGCTTTCCTCTTCTTCATCCTCATCAACTTCGGGGACTTCGACTTCTTCTTCTTCGTCGTCCTCTTCGCCTTCGGTTTCGGGAGCTTCTGGCTCTGTTTCGTCTGTTGCACCTAGTGCTTTGTCGAGTCGCTCTTGTAAGAGATCTTGTCGGCGCTGCTCTGGTGATTTAGTCTCCTGAATTGCTTCTTCGGAATCAGGGATTTCCGCTTCTAGTGTATCTGTCATATCTACCTATGGGTTTAATTCAGCCAAGGCGGAGGCTGTTGGTAAAATTATAGCACGTGGTGTCCTATCGGTTGTCCTTGCGGGAGTGTTTTTTGAAATTAAACTCCTCCATTAAATCTGCCGTAAGGAACTGTGCGATTGTCTGGCACTTGTTCCCGAGGTACTTATCGGGGGAATACCAAGGCTGTGAGAGCATTTGGTCGCGACGATCCTCTAGGTACTCATAGAGGCAGCGACCAATCTCTGGATTATCGTTAAGATGCTTCTTAAATTCAGTAAAATTCACGTTATACGCCTCCCTCTAGGTTTTGGGTTTCCATATTGCCGACACTGGCTGCTTCCGTGCCGTAGATGCCAAATTCACTGCCATTCTTTTCTTGCATAAGCACCATTTCAAGCTGCTTCTTGTATTCTCCGAGAAGGAACACGAACTGAGGGTTCGTGAACAGGATAGACTCGACCTGACCAGATGCCTGGATTTGTTGTTGCTCACCTTCGTACTCGCCTACAACTTGCATACGTAGTTCAGCAGCATTAGGAGCAGGTGCGCGGGCAATGCCAGCAGACATTTGAGCAATATCAGATAGAGTTTCGTTTTTAACCTTATCGGTTCCAACCTCTGTGGGAAGTAAGATACTTTCGGCAGCCATTGGGTCGGCCATGGTAAGTAAGAAATCCACAACAGCTTCGTTGTTTACACGACCAGAAGTATCTAGTTGTGCTGCTTGCATAATGGTATTAGCCATTTTTTCCATTTTCTCTGGATCGTCATACAGCGTATTAAAGCTTATGGATACATCCATTTCAGTTTCGTCTTCATCCTTTACAAACTGAACTGGTTCTGGACGACCAGTGATTCGGAAAAACAATTCATCTGGACCCCTCAGCTTATACATCTCATATACAAGCTTAAGCACATCTTGAGCAAAGCTTAAATGTCGATTAATTGAAGCAGTTTGCATTTGCTGTGAGATGGGGTCTTGTTGGTCGTGACCTACTAGGCGATCTGCCTCAGACACAATCTCTTTCTCTAAATTAAACACAGCGCCGAAGTTCGTGTTACGTTGCAGATATGACGGTGCTTGACCAGTGCGAGTGGCATATACGCCACCAGGTCCTGGACGACCGTGATCCCACGTTGGCGGCGCAAGCAGGGAGGGACTCACTTCGTAAGCTGAGTTGTCCATGTTTGCGTCTCGGAGAACCTTCTGGTTCTTCTGGCTTGCCTTCAGCAGCTCAGGAACTGTCGGGGCGCTGTATAGTGTACGTGCGTCGTAGCTGCGGGACTGCACGATAAAAGGTAATTGACGCAGACCACTGAGCAGTGTGCGCCTGGCGAATGGTGGGACTTGCCCATCGCTATCACCAAACTCGGGACTCCAGACCGTGAGGTAAATGCCCTCGGCTAGATCATCTCGGTCAATTAGACGCTCAAACGTAAAGACAACATCAATCAGGTCGCGGTCTTCGTCTATCGAAGATGGCTGTCGAGGATTCGGGACAGAGCTGCTTGTACGGAAGGCGTTAAGTGTGCCGCGCTCGTTCTCTACTGCCCAGTCCGCCCATTCCTTGTCCCAGCCCTCAGAGCTTACGCGACTGAGAATCTCTTGGGATGTCAATGGCTTGCGTATGTGGCAGCGAGTTGCGTCGCAGAAATTTGTTGTGTATGACGGAGCAAAGAACTCCTCATCTGGTGCTAGGACTTGAACCACTGGCTCGCCCTGGTCCTCGATGGTCACTGGGAACTTAGCCGAGCCTGTCTTACGTAGTTCGCGGAGTGCCTTCTTGGTGCGCTTCTCATTGATCTCCCATCCTGGGATTGAGTTAAATACTTCCAGCGCTTCCTCTACACGGTCTTCGTCGGCAAGGATCTCGATGTAGTCCTCTGCTTGCTCTGGGAAACTCTTCTGGATCTCCCCTAAGTCGAAGACCTTCTCATAGGAGCGCTTAACTGGGGGCCTGTAGTCGCAATATGCCACACGGAGAGACTTCTCCTGTGCGTAGTTGTCGGACTTCTCCATTTGCTGCCAGAAGTCTTTGATACCAGCGTCACGTAGCCACTTCATGAAGGCTGTGACCTCTGCTGAACGTGCTACGTCCTGAATGTTGCGAGGATAGGCGCGAATGGAAGATTTGCGCAGTGCGTTCTCGTTAATGGCGATCTGAGAGGCGATGTGGTACTCGGCTAGGTGAACTTCTGTGTCAGACGAGTCTTGGAACGGGAATGCCGTCTCGCCAGACTTTTTGAGGTCGTTACTTTTGCCCTCCCATTGGCAGTGGCGAATGTCAGCAGAATCGCTGCATCGTTTAATGAAGTCAGCAAGACTGTCCACATCCTCTTCAAAGGTTTTCTTGAACTGGTTGTAGTCGAACTCGTCGAAGTATACATCCGATTCGTCTTTATCTTGATTTCTATTTATAGCCATTGCGTTAAGTTTATCACAGTAAGTCCTATGGGTTTGTTTCCTTTACTTGTCTTGATCTTTTACACTAACATCGTTGTCAAGTAGCCTGCGGGATCGCACTAAACTAGCGATGCGAACGAGCTGCTTGTCGTCGTATCCCAGGTCATCGGCCCAGTCCTCTGCTGTGATGGGCATGACTTCGCCACTTCGGCTATTGCGAATCATGTCGATCGTCGCCCAGACGTCCGCATTATTGGCAACGAAGAACCTACTTGGCTGGGTATCGGTAGTGTGCTGTTCCATTTTGATCTACTTTGTTGACCTTTAGGCGCTTCCCGACTTGATTGATGATGTCCTTGTGGCGCGCAGGAACTGACACGCAGACTTTCTTGCGAGTGTCGGGATCTTCCGCGAACAGGAAGCGAGGATTGTTAGTTTGCTGGTGAAGTACGCGCACAGTGACGACCGCTGGGGCTGCTGCCTCAATAACGTCAATTTCACCCTTGATTTGCGCTGTAATCTTCAGTACGCCCGACGGAAGGATGTATTTTCCGTCTAGGTCTTCTTCTGAGCATGTCGCGGCACGTAGTTTGCCAATTGACATAGCTGTGTATGGTTTACCTAGCTGTTCTGCTAGGGACTTGCATGTTTCGTGTTCTGATTCTGTCATAATTAATATCCTCCCGACCTGACTAAGCATTTTAGCTTGCCACCCGCGTAGTGTTCTGGTCCTTGACCGTAGTTCGCTGTTCGCAAATAGCGAAGGCAGTCAATGAAGTCCTTCAGTGCCTCATCTTTCTTCTTCTGTGCGCCATAATTAACAATGGCGTAGATTAGGTTGCCACAATCCTCATGTATGTATATTCTCGGGCGATTTACTGCATCGATAGGTAGATTTACATTGTAGTAAAACCAGTCGTCGATAGCGGCAAGCCCTTGCTCCTCCTGTGACCCCATGGACGGCACATAATGAAAATCGTGGGCAGAGAACTGGTCAAATAAGTCAGTATTATCGGCATTCTCGTTAGCGAAGAAGCGGGAGTCACCGATACGCTCAAACGGGTCGATTTCCAGCTCCTTTTCGATGTCCGAGAACAATTTGCAGTATCCCGCGACGTCATAGCCCAGTTTCTTTGATGCTGGTCCGAATTTCCAGTGCGGATCGCCGAACTCAGCCCACGGTCCGTAGGTCTTGCGGTCAGGCCACTCCCTGCGTATGTAAACTGCCGTATCTGAGCCTACTCCCGTCACCCCAGCCCACAAACTAGTGTAATTACGCGCACCAGCGGGGTCAACCACTTGGTAGCAGGTAAACTTCTGCTTGTCTGACAGGTCTGGGAAGTCCTTGTGCTCCAGCACGTGGACATTCTGGCTAAAAAGAGGGAACAGAGATGTCATTGACTTGACTGGAACACCATACGCACGAGTTAGGATCTCATCTCGTGTGCTGTGCTTAAGTTCCTTTGCGATACGCTCATATCCGCCGAACGGATTGAACTCAGAGTGGAAGTATACGATACCTGCATCCCTCTCTGGGCTATATTGCGTCACTGGAACTTCTTCGCCACCTAGCAATGGTGCTTTGCGCGTTTTCCTTGTCTCTGCTCCCTTTAAAAACTCAGCTACAAATGGCGTGTAGCCGTCAATGGGCGTAAACGTCAACATCATCTTAGCATCCCGCGTAGCTAGGCGGAATCGCATGGTACGAATCAAATCACCGTCCTCAAGGTACTCATCTGGCCATAGACCGATATTATGCCACTCTGGATTCTTGGAACCTAGCTCAAGACCCTCAAACTTACTACGATTAGCGATGAACTGGCTATATGTGTGGAATAGCACCTGAGAACCGTTCGGTAGAATAAAGGATTGCCCCGTAAAGCCGTTCTTGACCGTATAGTTAAGGTATTCTAGCACACCCTTGGTCTTTTGCTTGAACTCTGGAGGCAGATAGCGGTAGACGGCTGATTGCTGCGTCCTGATAGATGCGTCAGCGTCCTGTGCGAAGCATACGATGATAGACTTAGGGTTTTCTAGCGCAGCCTTCACGACTGTCCTGGCGCCATACTCGGTCTTTGAACTACGATTGCCCCCGAAGATCATCAGCGTGTCGTATTCCTCAAGCATCTTGTCCGCATATACCCAGCCCTTGAGCGATACACCGAAGTTTAGCGGATCTTCGTCGGAGTTAGCCACTGCATCTTCGTGCATGCGGTGCATCTCGACAAGTGCCTTGAGTCCCTCTGGCTTAGAGGAACCGTCTTCGTTAAAGCACAGGCGCTTAATCTCCTCTGGAGTAGGCGGCTTTAGGACTGGGTGCGATGTGAACTTCATAGCTAATCTACAATCTCTGCTTCCTGGATACCCTCAAGCATCTTACGGGCATACTCCTCAGCTTCGTCTAATGTGGTCTTATGCTCCACCACCACGCGCTGGACA